AGGCTTTTGAGGGGTACCCCTTGGGTACCCTAGAGGGGGCGATCTGTTCGCCTCCCTCCGGGCCCCTTGGGGGCTATACCAGTTCCTTACTTGATGTAACTGGTATAGGTGACACTAGCTGACTTTGTCAGCAGTGTCTAGTTGCAGCAGTCTTCGAGCTCCATTTGGGCGAGGGCTTGACTGACTGCTTCTTTTTGTGCCTTGGACAGTCGGGATCGATCTGTCATGCACGCCAGGACGGGCACGCTGATGCGTGACCCCCTGGCATATTTTACGGCGTCTACGGCGCCGTATCGTTCCACGAGCTCCTTCCAGAAGGCGAGTGTCATTTGGGTGGCTCCGGTGGATTGGTGATGATCACTTTCATTGGCTCGGGTTCCTTCGGTGGTGCCTTGGCTGGTTCGGCCAGGCCGAGTTTCCGGAGCTCGTCCAGGTTTTCTTTGTTCGTCGCGAAGTCGATGAACTCTGCCGGGTCGTTGTTGAAGCGACTTCGTATTTTCGCCGGTATGTCCTGGAAGGCGTCTTGTGCGGCCTTCAGTTGTTCTTGGCATTTTCGGAAGTCCGGTGCGTTGGTGAAGTCTCCCTGGATCATTTGTGCGGTGACCTGCGGGAGCTGGCCGGTTTTGTTGAAGCGCGAGACGATGACATTGATGTCTGCGTCTTTCGCGTCGTCTTGTTGGGTGAGGGAATCTTCGGTGTTTTCAGTGCTGAAAAACCCGGAGCGTTTGTCGTCGTGTGTGTACGCGGTTGCGAATTTCAATTTCCTTTCTCCAGTGCTTTGTACTTTTGGATGAGGTCCATTAGGAAGCCACCTGCGGTTCCGCTTGTTCGGCCTCCTTCCATTTCTCCGAGGAGCCGGGATCTGATTTGTTTCTCGGTCATGCCGAGTTCTTCTCCCTGGTTAAAGAGCTCCTGAGCTTTTTTAAGAAGAGGTTGCATCTCTTCAAGTTGTTTGTTGGTGAGCCGTCGGTTCCGTAGGTCCTCGTCTGAAATGTGCAGCTGTGCTTGCAGCTGTTTGATTTCGTTTTCGAGCTTGAACCATTGGGCCTCGATGATGTTGGCCTGGCGCGCGGCGTTTTGCGCGCTGAACGGGACTGTTTCGGCGGTGATGTCATTGGTGATTTTGGTTCCTCTCGTTTGTTCGGCCAGGAGGCGCGTCTGCGCGTCCATGTTTTCGAGTTGTTGGCGTTGCAGTTGCACGGCGAGTGCTGTCGATGCCGTGTTTCTCGTGATCGGTTCAACTTTTGCGGATGCTCCTTGTGCGCTGGATGCGCCCTGTTGGTTCATGGCGGCGAGCATTGGATTGAGGCCTGCAGCTTTCAGGTCTGCCGCTCGCCGTTGCATTTCTGTTGATGACATTCGCTCTTGGAATGCCATCTGTTCTCGTGCCAGTTTTTTGTTGGTCTTGTTCGCGGATGACGCTGTGAATGCGTCTACCACTGTTCCGACCACTGGCATTGCGCTGGTTAGTTTGTCGAGCCATCCCATGGTTTACCCCTCCGGTTAGAAGTGGTCGATGAGTCCAGGTACGGAGTACGTTGGCATGGGCCGCGTGGCTTCCACCTGGTGTAGTACGTCCATGAGGATTTGCTGTCCTCCCGCTCCGGCGCCGACTGCGAGCGATCGTGCGAGCGTTGTTTCACTCGGGTCGGTTATGAACGTGTTGTTGAGTCCTGGTCTGGTTGCGAACTTTTCGCTGTAGTGCCAGATGTCGATGGTGCTCGCGGCCGTTGATCTGAATAGGCCGGTGATTTCGTTGGGCGTGTACCGGTATTCGGCCCATCTTTCCTGGTAGCCGAACACTTGGCTGTCGTCTGCGGTGACGCCTGTCGTGAAGATTTCTTTTGAGAGAACGGCTTGTTCTCCGAGGTGTGCGAACACCGGCGTATAGAAGTCCAGGCGTGTCTGCCTGTTCCAGTGTTTGCGCGTTCCTTGCTGGTATGTGAGGTCGCACCTGGCTACGGCCAGGCCGATGATGTAGCCGTGTTCTGTGGCCGCGTAGTTGAAGCGGTGCCCTCCTCCCTGGGCCGTTGTGAATGCGGCCAGGTTGCCTTGCGGTGTTGTCGCGTCGGTTGAGCTCGTCTGAGCGATGGGGTGAGTGTTCACCATGATTTTTCCGCCGCCGATGTATTCGGGGCGTTGCAGTCTGAAGTCGGGTGGTCTGACTCCGAACTGTGACTGGATGATTTCTGTGTAGCGCGTTCCTCCGCGCGCGTCGCGTTCCAGGAAGCGTTGCACCTGGAAAGCTGTTCTGATTGCGTTGATGGTTGCGGCTGTTGCGCTTGCGAGGTCTGCGACGAGGCCGCTGCTGTCCCATTCGAGTCTGCTGAATGGTGGTGAGCCCGCTGCCACTGATGGGAAGTATGGGCTTCCGGTGTCGACCAGCATTGTGTCGCTGGTGCTTGCGACTGTCGCTAGAGCTCTAGCTGCGCCGCCGGCGTCTGGTCCGAAGGATGGGAATGCCCCTGTGCTGGCTGGGATGACAGGCGCTGTAGTTCCCAGGGGCATCGAGACGGCTGTGCCTTTTTGCGGCCAGGGGAGGCAGCTCGTGAAGTAGTCGTGCTTTTTGGCGCGCTTTTGGATGGTGTAAATGTTTTGCGCGTCCGGTCCATCGTCGGTTTCCTCGGTGAGTGCGGTGGTCAGGTTTTGATCCCTGAACCACTCGTTATAGATTTTGTTGTAGGCCCGGAAGGGCAGTGCGCTGCAGTCGAGGTTTGTTGTGAGCTGTCCGGTTTGTGGCAGGCCGAATTGGTCGTAGATCGATCCGACTGCCGCTCCGTTGTTGTAGTTTTGTACTTGCGGGACGGTGAAGTTCCCGCCGCCCATGAATTCCTCCCAGTTGTCCCAGACGATTCGATTCGGTACGAAGAAGAAGAATGTTTCGAGCTCTGCGTTGTCGAGTACTGGGACGATGGGCGTCGCGAATCGAGCATAGATGCTTGTTGATCCGCGGAAGTGGTCTCCTGGCACCATCTCTTCGCAGTAGATGGGGACCAGGTCTCCTGCGTCGAACGCTTGTTTGCGTGATTGCTGCAGGAGGTACTTGGAGCGAGGGATGTCCGAGCGGGGCACCATGGCAAAGCTGTGCTGGCTTGCCTGTCTGTTTCTGAAATTGGTGCTCATGACGCTTTCCTCTGATCCTGGGTCACCAGGTTGCGTCCGTTTGCGAGCTTGCCTCGCGCTGTTGTGACGTCCAGGGTTCCATCCTGGTCGTTGAATGTGCCGATGTGGCACAGGTCGAATTCCTCTGGATAGAGGGATATCGAGTTGGTGTCAGTTGTTCTGTTGACTTCCGTTTTGAACATGCGCAGTGCATGTATGTCAGTTGGCTGGAAGAAAGGCGTGTGCGCCGTTCCTGCCTTGTTATCTCTGATCGTGTAGATCTCCATCGTTAGAACTCCTTAAACTTGTTTTCGTTGGATGATGCGTGCGCGCGTGATTTTCTCGTGTGCGCGTAATTCCTGCAGTGTGAGTTCGGTTCTGTTTTCTTTTCTCTGTTTCTTGATTTTCTCCAGTCTTGCTGGGTTGATGGTGTCGTAGAGCTTGTCGAAGTATTTCGGTGGCTTTAGTTTTTGGTTGCGTAGCACCAGGAAGTCTTTTTCGGCGTTGTATATGTCGCCGTGGTTCTTGTGGAGCCATTGCGTAGCAATGCCTCCACGGAAGGTGGCGGCTTTGCCGCCGCCGTTACTCATGATTGCGTAGGGGTTGATCACCGGGGTGAGTTCCCCGGTTTCCTCATTCAGCACAACGTGCTGTAGGTCCCCTTGGCCAACCTTCTTTTTCAGCACATATCGAGCGCAGTACGCTGCGCTTTCGAATGTGAGCTCTCCTACGGAGGTGTGGCCATATCCCCATAGGTCTGTGAGTTGTTGTGAGTAGTAGAGCGTGTGCTCGTTGATTTTTCTTAGTTCGACTTTGTCCTCAAAGTCGATGCCGAATAGGCATGCGTGGTAGTGCGCGCGTTTCGTTTGGTCCCCGTACTCGCCGCAGGCGTAGTATCGATACGGACCTTTTTGTTTTCGAAGTCGTTTGAAGAACTTCGTTAGGTGTTGTCGGTTGAGCGAGAGGTCTCCTGGGAGATTCTCGTCGTTGTATGTGAGGGTGATGAATGAATTGTCTTTGTGCGATCGAGCTTCGAGTACGCATCGCATGGCCCATTGCCGTGAGTGTTCCAATCTGCACCCGATGCATTGTCCACATGGGACTTGTAGTCGCACCCAGGATGGCCGGGGTGCATTGTTTGCGAACGAGAGAGCTCCACCACCAGGTGCTTGCCACCCGGTGATGGAGTGGTAGCAGGGCATTGCCCTAGAGTCGGATGCCGCCGCGCATCGGCGGCGGCGCGATGTTGATTCGCTTCGTTTTGCCGACGGTTTTCTTGAAGCGCTTCGCGCTTCGTCCTTTGTTCACGTTCATTCGTGGCATTTGTGGCTCCTGAGGTGGTTTGAGGGAGGCTTTTGAGGGGTACCCCTTGGGTACCCTAGAGGGGGCGATCTGTTCGCCTCC